GATCGCACGCCGCCAGCTGACCGACTTCGCGCTCTCCAGGGAGCTGCGGAAGTGGCTCGGCGAGCTGGAGGTGCCCGGCTCGACCGGGATGACGGGAATCCTGCCGGAGTGGCTGGTCGTCGACCCGTCGGCGGCGTCGCTGCGGCTCCAGTTGCACGAGGACGGCCTCACGCCAGCGCTCGCCGACAACTCGGTGCTCGACGGCATCCGGCTCATGTCCTCGCTGTTCGGGCGTGGGCTGCTGAAGGTGCACAAGTCGTGCAAGGGGCTGCTCGACGAGATCCCGGGCTACTCCTGGGACGACAAGGCCGTCGAGCGTGACGGTACGGACGCGCCGATCAAGGCGGACGACCACTCGATCGACGCGGCCCGGTATGCGATCAAGACGCCTGAGGTGCTGTGGCGGCCGCTGCTGCGGTCCTCGCTCGATCTCGCAGCCTGATCGACCGTCACCAATGACATCACAGGGTGCCTCATCCTGCGGCCATGTCACTTCGACGCAAGCTCAAGCACGCCGCGGTCTGCCTCCTCTGCCTCTTCGCTGGGGAGCCGATGCCCGTACCCGTCGACCCGCACCTGATCTCGCCAGTCTCGATCTCCGTCACCGGGGGAGTCGGTGTGGTGGATCTTCGTAGCATCCTGAGGGGAGCCTCCGTGGACCGCGATCAGCAGACACCTCGCACTGCGCCGCCGCCGGGTTGGTCGCCGGAGAAGTGGGCTGTCTTGTCACGCGCAGAGCGCCGCGCCGCTGTGCGCGCGGCCCGCCGCCGAGCCTGACCGATGGCGGTGCACGAGGTGCCCGCCGACGAGGCCCAGCAGCACCAGCTCGACGAGCACTGCCCCTGCCACATCACCGTCGAGCCCGTCCTGCGTGACGACCTCACCTGGCGCGAGCACTGGATCCACCACCCCTTCGCCGGCGACGACACCTGACCCGAGGAGGGCAGCGACACCATGCCGATGCCCACCGGAGGCGCCTGGCCGCCACCCGCACACCAGCCCGCCTACCAGGCGTACGCCGAGTGGGACGCCTGGTACGTCGGCGACACCAGCACCCTCAGCGACCTGTACATCGGCCGCGGCGCAACCAAGATCCGGCCCTCCCAGCGCGCCGGCGGCGTCATCGGGACCGTCTCCCGCTGGCTCTGGGGCAACCCACCCCGCGGCGGGCAGCGCGACACCAGGTTGCACGTGCCCGTCCCCGCTGACCTCGCCGCCATGTCGGCCGGCCTGCTCTTCAGCGAGTCGCCGGCGCTGACCGTCGAGTCGACCGAGGTCCAGGCCGCGATCGAGCGCATGGAGCGCACCCTCCTCAAGACGCTGCGCCACGCCGCCGAGCTCGGCTCCGTCCACGGCGACGTCTACCTGACCCCGGTCATCGACAAGGAGCTGTCGCCCGACGGCGTGATCCCTCACTTCGTCCCTGCCGATGCGGCGATCCCGACCATCCGGTTCGGCCGGCTGGTGGAGGTCACGTTCTGGAGCGTGCTGCACGAGTCGGCCGGCACGTGCGTGCGGCTTCTGGAGCACCATGACGTGGTCAACGGGGCAGGCCGCATCACGTACGCCGTGTTCGAGGGCAGCGCCGACCAGCTCGGCAAGATGATCCCGTTCGCCGAGCATGAGGCCACCCAGTACCTCGCCGGCGAGGTCGACTCCACCGGGGCCCAGCCCACCGGTCTGAAGCGGCTCGACGTCGTCCGCGTACCCAACGCGGGCGCGCAGCGCCGCTGGCGGAAGCTCGGCCCGCTCAAGTACCACGGCCGCTCCGACATGGACGGCAACGAGCCGATCTTCGACCGCATCGACGAGGGCTGGACGTCGTGGATGACGGACATCCGCAACGGGAAGGGCCGGATCACCGTCGCGGACTGGATGCTCCAGTCGAACGGACCCGGATCCGGCGCCACCTTCGACGCAGAGCGTGAGGTCTACGTCGGGCTGAACATGCTGCCCGACAAGACCAGCGGGGGCGGGAACGCGCTGACCGTCACGCAGTTCGAGATCCGGCACGTCGAGCACAAGGCCACCATCGACAGCCTGATGGAGGTCGCGATGCGCCACGCCGGCCTCTCCTCCCAAACGATGGGCGAGGAGGGCGACGTCGCGATGACGGCGACGGAGGCGCAGGCCCGCGAGCGGCAAAGCTTTGTCAGCAAGGGTGACCGGGAGAACGAGTGGACCCCGGCGATCGCGGACTACGCCGAGCTGCACCTTGAGCTGGAGGCGCTGCTCTTCGGCGGGCCGCCGCCGGAGCGGCCCAACGTCGAGTTCAGCGACGGCGTCAGCGAGTCGCCGGAGGCGGTAGCGCGCACGGTGCAGCTGCTCCACGCTGCGGAGGCCGTCTCGGTGGACACACGGGTGCGGATGGTCCATCCGGACTGGGACGACGACCAGGTCGCGGCCGAGGTCACCAAGATCAAGGGTGATCAGCCGGCACCGATCGAGGTCGGGTCGGCGCTTGGCGCGCTGGCCGGCAACGAGCCCGATGACGCCGGCGACGGCGAGGAGGCCCCGCCAGGCGAGGAGTGACCCGTGGCGCTCACTGGCGACCAGATCGAGGACATCACCCGCGCCGTCGTCGAGCTGTACAGCGGCGCCGAGCGGGCGATCGTCGAGGAGGTCACGAGGCAGCTCGCGGCGGGGATAGACGCACCGACGTGGGCAGCGAACCGGCTCGGCGCGATCAGCATCCTGCGCCAGGCGGTCGAGGCCATCCTCGCGATCGTTGCCGACGAGGGCGCCGCGTCGATCCGGGACACCCTCGCCGAGGCCTACCGCACCGGCTCAGCCGTAGCGACGACGGGCATCCCCGCCGAATTGCTCCCACGCGACCCAGCCGCTGTGCAGGCCGCCGCCGCGGCGAGCGAGGCGGGCATCCGGGCCGCCGTGGTGGAGAACCTGGCGGTGGCGCTCGTCCAGGACATCGGCCAGAAGCACTCCAACGTGGTGCGCCACGTCCAGGACGTCTACCAGCGGGTGATCGCGCAGGCCTCCGCCGTCTCGGTCGCGGGCGGGATGACCCGGCGCGAAGCCTCCCAGTTCGCCTACCAGCGGTTCGTCGACCAGGGCATCGTGAGCTTCACGGACAGCCGCGGGCGGCAGTGGCGGCTGAGCAGCTACGTCGAGATGGGCGTACGGACGGTCACCCAGCGCGCCGCTGTGCAGGGCCAGACAGACCGCCTCGGCCGGATCGGCGTCGACACCGTGATCGTCAGCAACTCGCCGAAGGAGTGCCCGCTCTGCCGGCCGTGGGAAGGCAAGATCCTCTCCATCTCAGGCGACCTACGCGGCACCGTCGAGCTGCCGTCCGTGGTCCGCAAGGGTGAGACGGTCAGCGTCGACATCGCCGGCTCAGTCGAAGAGGCGCGCAAGGCCGGGTTGCAGCACCCCCACTGCACGCATGCTCTCCGCGGCTACCTCGCCGGCGCCACCAAGGTCCCGAAGGGCGACCTCAGCGACCCGGACGGCTACAAGGCCAAGCAGCGGCAGCGGGAGATTGAGCGGAACATCCGCAAGTACAAGGAGCGCGAGCTTGCCGCGCTCACCCCGGAGGCCAAGGGCGCGGCGAAGGCCAAGGTGCGGCAGTGGCAGGGCGCGATGCGCGACCACCTCAAGGCCAACCCCAGCCTCAAGCGCCTGCCGTACCGCGAGGCGCCCGGTGCCGGGAACCTGCCGAAGCCACGACCAGGCGGTAGCGGGCAGCCGGCGACGCCGACGCCACCCCAGCCGACCCCGACGCCCACTGCCACACCCGCGTCGGGCCCGGCCAGTGTCCGCAAGCCAGCCGACGCCAGCCTCGACGACATCGCCGCCGAGATGCGCCAGCCGGACGCCTACCACGCCCGTCAGCGCCTCGCCCAAGACGTCAAGTGGGACCCGCACATGCAGGCGATCGGCAGGCGTCAGGGCTTCGACGGCCTGCCGCAGGTCGGCACCCGGGCAGAGGTCGACGCGGCGGTCGAGTCCGGCTGGACCGAGGTGTGGCGCGGTGTCGTCGCATCGCCGACCGGCCTGAC